TGGCTAACAAATACGGCAAGCCTTTTGCCTATGGAGAGTGGGATGGTAAACGATATTCTGAAGACACTAGTTTCTGCCGTCGAGTCAATGAACTAGGTTTTGAGATATGGACTACGTCAAAAGTAACGCCTTCGCACATAGGGCAGCAAATGGTTTATGTTTATGAACCAACTGGGATTGAGACTTACGTACTTCCATGTTGATTTAATCTTAGCGAAGTGGTATAGGTATATCGAAGTTTAAAGGACTTCATTCGCCCGCCAAAGCGTCAAATGGCATGTAAAAATGTTACTTGGCGCTTTTCCATGCGCCGAAATAACTGTGGCGTTATTTTTCGTATTCGCCAAACGAAGCTATGGAAAGCCAATTTATTTATTTAAACACACGAATATGGCATTCGCACCCGCAAGCCGAGACTGGACTGTCCAAAAGACTCCAGCTAAAGGCTCGACTACTTACACTGCTGGGGCATTCATCGCTAACGACGCGACAAACGACGTGATGGTGACTGCAGGTACTCAGCAATACATTCGCGGTATTCTCTTGGAATCCAAGACGAACGCTGCCGCTACCACCACTTCTTTATCCTTCCAAGCGCCTCTGTCCGCAGAGTCTACGTTCTACGGAGACATGAAGAGTGGGGAAACACTCGCTGCTACTGATATTGGTAAACCTTTCGACTTCGCAGCCGATGGCCTCACTATCAGCACCACGACAACTTACAAACCTGTGACTTTGGTTAAATTTATCTCCACCACAAAGGGAGTTTTCAAATTGAACCTTACTACTGGTATCGAAAATTAATTTATCACTTAAACTCAAAATTATATGGCTGGTACTACATTAATCAGTAGCCTGACCTTCACACAGTTTGCAGATACGACAGCTCGTATCTTCTACGGTGGAAAAGACCTCCCACAAGTTCGGGATCTTTCTGAGGCTATGTCCCTCACGATGGTAGACTACATTCCAAAGCAAACAGGTGAACAAAAAGTTTACGACGAAATCGACGGAGAAACTTACGCACGCTACAAAGCTCAAGGAGCTGACGCGTCTAAGACTCAAGTTATCGCTGGATACTCCAAGACGATGACTGTACGCCGTTTCGCTGCTGAAATCGACATCACTCAAGAAGCTCGCGACTACGGTAAAGAAGCTGAGGTTGTACGCAAACTCACTTCTCTTGCTACGTTCTGTCCTCAACGTATGGCCCTCGACCTTACGCACCGCTTTACTTTCGCCGCTGCCACTTCCTACACGGACATGGACGGAGAAAGTGTTGACGTGTCTATGGGAGATGCGCTTGCGCTCTTGTCTGCTTCCCACACGTTGACTGGTACTTCTAGTACTTACTCAACTATCGTCACCGGGAACCCTCAATTCTCCCAAGGGGGATTTGAAGTCGCTCGTCTTCAAGCTAACACTCAAATATTGAACAACTTTGGAGAACGTCGTGTTCTCATGTTCAATACCGTAGTTACTGGAGATGACCCTTCTACCCTTCGTGAAGTTAAACAACTTCTGAACTCCACCGCTGACGTAGATGCTGCTCAAAGCGGTATCTCCAACGTCTACGCTGGACAATTCCGTCACGTTGTTCTTCCTCGCATGGCTTCGACTGCTACTGGTGCTTACGATTCTACGAAAGCTAAATACTGGTTCTACGTTGCTGATGGAGAATTCGAATTCCACCTTGGAATTTGGGAACAACCACACTTGAAGATGCCTGCACCTTCAAACAATGGTGAAGATCCACATAACGACAACTGGACCTTTGGTGCCCGTGTTGGATATGGAATCTGTATCCCTTCTCCAAAAGGAGCGCTCGGGTCAACAGGTTTGGGAGCATAACTTTTAATTCAAATTGTCTATTCTAGTAACCCGTAAGGGTGAGGAGGTAGGAGGGGAATAGCCAACTAACTAACATAATATGGGATATAACCAAAATTCTGGCTACGGCATGGCGCTTCTGAACGCTGTACATAGCGCAGTTCCAACCTTCGGGAATGTGTTTGTGGTCATGGACCCAGACGACACCGATGAGGAGAATTACCAACGTCTTCAAGATGTAATGCGTGTAGACCCTCGTGGGAAGGTCCGCTTCTTCACAAGTCTTTCTAGCGCTTATGACGCAACTGAAAGCAATAACAACGACGTGATCGTTCTTGACGGTAACTCTACCCATGAACTCTCATCCATGCTCACTGTTTCCAAGAATCGTGTGCATTTTGTAGGTCTTGACTGGCTCCTTGGAATCCGTCGCCGTTATGGGCAGTCTTCCAAGGTAAACCTTGGAGTGACCACGGCTGCTACCGACATCGCAACGCTTAAGGTTACTGGGGTACGCTGTTCTTTCCGAGGGATTAAATTCACAAACGCAAACACTGTTACTGAAGGCATTTACTGTGTGGCAGATGGTGGTGAATATACTTATTTCGAGAATTGCGAAATGTATAAATCCACTGATCTTGATCAAACTGGAGCTGCTGAACTTGTAGCTAACGGAGACAGTTCTCACTATAAGGACTGTTACATCGGATCTACTGTAGACGCAATCTCTGGGGCGATTATCCGTCCTTGTGTGCTTATGACTGCCTCTATTGTCGGTACAGCACGTGACAATACCTTTGAAGGTTGTATCTTCGCACGTAAGTGTGGGAATACAGCTAATCGGTTTGTATATGGTGCTGGCGATATTGCAGAACGCATGATGTTGTTCAAAGGATGTACCTTCTGGGCTGCAGCTCTTTCAACAGCTGTTCCTGCACAGAATGTGGCGTTCTCTGTTTCACAGACTGTAGGCTCTATATTGCTAGACAACTGTGTATCTATCAACGCTGGTACGGCTATGTCCACAACTACCGGAGTGTTTGTGAACGGTCCAGTCCCTGCTGCCGATACGGTAGGTATCGCATTACAAGCTTCTTAATCTTCTTAATGTATGGCACGAACTTTAAAAAATGCTGACGTGGTTACGGAAGAGGTTGTAGAGGAGCAGGTGGCTGAAGTCGTAGAGGAGCAGGTGGCTGAAGTCGTAGAGGAGGCGAAAGTCTTCCCCTACGTTCTAAAACACCCTGATTACCTCATGAAGCTCACTGTAGTCGCTGAAAGTATAGACGCAGGCGGGCGAACTGTCCTGCATACGGCTGATGGATGCACTTATAGCGCTCCAAAAGCTTAGTCCTCATTTAGGGGAGGGGGCCAAGGCAACTTGGCTCCCCAATAATGGGGATTAAATAATCTTTAATCACAAAATATATGTCAGGACCAATGTTAAGACACCAAGCGGACGTTTCCGCTCCAGTGCCTATGCCAGTAGATCGAGTAGATGACAGCTCAGTTTCTAATACTTCAAGTGCTGAAACGGTAGTTTGGTACTATGTAACTTCAAGTGCTTGGGCTGCCGCAGTAGGTCAGGCCGCAGGCACTATCTGTACTGCTAAACTCACTTATTCAGGAGTTCTCAATAGTATGGGAACCGCAGTTGGAAGTTATAACGATACCTCGCTTTCTTTCGCTGCCGCTACTCGTGCAGCGCAAAAGGTGAGCATTCCTGAAGACGTGTTCTCAAGAATGGTATTCATGTCTCCAACAGATCAGAAGGCAACAGTTACGCTGTACCTTACTACGGCAGGAGATTACGCAATCGACCATCGAAGAGGACAAATTTGGCTCAATTCTAAGGCTACCGTTGCGAATGACTCAGCTACTTATCAATATGCCACGCCGTTATCAGGCGGTTCGACTGGAGACAAGGTGGATGTAATCAAATTTGGTGGCGTTGCCGTTCTTCTTGATGACGCTGCTTTTGGCATAGGGACTTCGCCAGTTCTTCCCGCAGGGTTTCTGGCCGATGAGACTGGAACGGATTCAGTTAGCGAAGGCGACGTGGGTGCGGCTAGGATTACGCTTGATCGTAAACAGATTAATTCCTCTGAATATTTAGATGACGCAGCTTTCACGCCAGCTGGATCATCAAGTTATGTAACGGTTCTTGGGGCGATAGCTGATGAAACGGGAGCAGATTCTGTAGACGAAGGAGATGCAGGAGCTCTTCGTATGACTTTGACTCGGTTCCTTAAAGTATCTCTTGGGGACTTAATTTCTGGAGAAGATCAAACGAACAATCTCATCCAAACCGCTGAAAAGCCTCTCGCGGTTTCTACTTATGCTCCAGACCAGGATACCTCAGCTGCTGCTGAAGCTTCTTCAGTAACTAAAGCAAGTGCAGGTGTTCTTTATAGCTTTAGTGCTACAAATTCCAGTGGATCAAATAGGTACTTACAATTCTTCAATTCTACGACTGTGCCCGCTGACGCGACCGTGCCGGTCCTTTCGTTCCTCGTAGCGTCTGGTGGATCAATACACGAGTCCTTCCCAATGGGAAGGTATTTCTCGACAGGTATTGCTTGGTGCTGGTCCTCTACCGCTGCGACTAAAACTGTCGGATCTACGGATGGAATCGCCGATGTCCGATACAAATAATCCTTAACTACTTATTAAATGGGTGCACATTTTCCAGGCTCAGGGTCCATGAGATTGCCAAATTATTTCACAGTTCTAGCGGATATGACCTCTGCAACGTGGAATACTCAAGCAAAACATGAAATTGCCACTGTTACAGGTGCCGTTCACATGATAGTTATCCCAGAAATAACAGGGACCCTCACGGATACAGCTGACGGGGCCAGCATGCAACTTGGAGACGAGTTGGTCACGACTTCTCTTATCGCTTCAACACAGTGTGCTGGTGGTGGTGGGAAAACATTCTCTACTGGTGAAGTTTGGGTAGACAGCAGCGCCTCTGTAGTTCTGACCAAGCGGTCACTCTTTGAACCTTTGGATTTTATCATTACCAATGGTTACGATATTGGTTATGAAATAACTGGCGCGGCGCTTACGGGCGGCTCAGTGACTTTCCATGTGTTTTGGGAGCCTATCTCTTCTACTGGTTCTGTCAGTGCAGGGGCAGGTGGGAATCTTTAACTCATTTAAATGGCTTCCTCTTTCCCAGTTCAGGATTTCTACCTCGAAGCCGCCGCTGGCGGTATTCCTGGGATTTCAGTTGTAAACAAATTTGGTGCGGCCCCTGACGGCGTCCAGACTACAGCAACGGACATTTGGCCATTGGCAAATTCAACCCCAACGCAACAAATCTGGCTGGCCCCAACCGCCGCTAGAACCCACGCCATTGTCTCCAGTTCAACTGATGACGATGGTAGCCCAGTTGGAGTCGGAGCTAGGACGATTAGGATTTGGGGGCTTAAAACGTGGGCACTTGCAGAAACCAGTGAAGACATCACTTTAGACGGTACGACACCAGTTAATACGGCAAACTCTTATGTGATAATCCACCGAATGAAGGTGCTTACTTCGGGCGCAACAAGCATCAACGTGGGGACGATAAAAGCAACAGCCGCAACTGATACAACCATCAGCTGCCAAATACTGCCTGGAAACGGGCAGACTCAAATGGCGATTTATGGAATTCCATCTATCCAAACGCTCTACATGACAAATTTCTGGGGGGCGATTGCTAAAGCTGGTGGAGCCGTGGTGACTATGAATATGGATCTAAGGATCAATGAAAATCCAGACGTACAGACTACTAATTACATCCGAAAGCACTCCCTCGCATTACAGTCTACAGGAGTTGGCTTCGTAGACTTTCACTTTGGACCTTATCTTAAAGTACCTGGCCCAGCCATTATCAAGTTGCAAGCCATTGGGTCTACTGCTGATATTGATGCACAGGCTGGCTTTGACGGATTTTTAAAAACTAATTAACTCAATTTTTGTGTCAGGAACCTATGAAGTCCATTCGACGATTACCCCGTATACAAAGTATGCGTGCACAGTTTCTTTTAACGGCAAAGTTGCTGAATATTATGAAATTGAAACAAGCCCGATGAGTCTATTACCTGCCGAGCTTTTTGTGGATATAGCTGAAGAGGATCTGACTGAAGAACTGATTGTCAGTAAAATTCTGCAACTGGTTGCAGATCAAGATTTAACAAATAATCCTGAATGAAGCATGTCTCGAACTGAAGCAACAACCAGGAGCATAGCGACGACAAGAACGGATAGTTCGGCGAGAACTGACCGCGGTGCCTATAGCGTCCCAATTGATCTAATCAATATAGGAGTAAATCATTATTGGGATTTTAGAACCGCAAAGCTTGAGACCGACCAACGGTCTGTAGCGGATTTGATCGGGATGAGGGGAATGCAATTCAGGGGCAACAGCTCTCTCAGCAGCCTTTACCCTTCAGCTGCCTATTTCGCAGACCTTGAGCGGAGTAACAACGATTACTTCGGCACCAGTCCATACCGCCTAGCAACTGCAGTGACGTCAATTAGCTATTTTGCTTGGATTAAGCGTGAATCTACAGGAGCCATCCATCATATCCTAGCTGACTGGGAAACGTCAGGAAATCAGAGAGGCTCACGTATCTATTTGACCAGTGATGTTTTTGAAATGACGATTTCTTCTAATGGGACGAGTAATACAAGCTATACGTCCACAGAGACTTTGACCGATACGGCATCCTGGCACTGTATAGTCATAACTTATGATACGACGAACAGATGTGTGATGACACTAGATGGCGTTGATCTAACAGTTACTTTAACAGCAGGATCTCACCCATCTACGATCAATTCTTCCAACATAGCGAAGCTCATTGGTGCCAATCTTCCGTCAGCGCCAGCTAACTTTTTCGATGGACTGATTGGGATTTGTGGCATTTGTGTAAATAGAGCGCTTTCGACGTCAGAAAAGGCATCTCTTAGAGATATCACTAACAAGCTAGGATCTTACGTTTAAATATGCAAAGAACTGGAGCAACAGCTCGAACAATAGCAACAATGCCTACCCTGCAGGACAATTACCCAAGTGAAAATTCAGGTGTTGGGTTTGTAGTCAGAAGTGGTTCTGTGCTGGCGTATGGCCAGACTTTCGTTGCGATAGATGGCTATATCCCGACAGTAGCCTTTTATCTTTCAAAAGTAGGAAGCCCCACGGGCGATATAACTGCTCGGATCTATGCCTTAACTGGGACTCCTGGCACTAATGGGAAACCAACGGGGTCTCCACTGGCTACGTCGGACGCCATAGACGCCTCTATACTTTCAACTACCGCCAGGAATATTTACTTCAATTTTATAGGCGCTAATTTGATGGATTTTGCCGCAGGGGGATATTGCGTTTTGGTGACTTACTCAGGAGGAGATTCCTCTAATTACATAAGGGTGGGACAGGATTCAACCTCAGAAACACACGATGGGAATGGATTCTCCAGCACAAATCTTTCGGCTTGGACCTCCTCAACGAACTACGACATTATTTTCTACGTTTATCAATCCGATTCTCCTTCAAGGACTTATGCAACTTCAAGGACGGTAGCTTCTGAAAGGACCTCAGTTTAACCCTACTAAAATGGCAACCGCAAAAACACTTCAAACACCTAAAATTCTCGCCGTAGATGGCTCTACGATCAGAATCCAACACCCAGACGTCACAAACTACGTCAGGACTTATTTGGCCGCTCAAATCGCAGCTTCTGGGACTGCAATGTCTGTTTTAGACAATGACGGTTTCGCTGATGATGATTGGTTTATAATCGGAGAACCTGGAGACGAAAAAACAGAAGAAAACGACGTCAATGGGGCTGTGACCCGTGGGACCTCAGTGACGGTAACAAACACGCTCAAATTCGCGCATGAAGTAGACGCACCTGTAACAAGGATCTGGGAGCGCAAGATACTTATCTACGGAGCGTCTAGCGATGGCGGTTCTTTGACGGCTATAGTGGACACTGGGGCTGCTTTGAATATCCAATGGGATAAGCCTTATACAGAGTATGTGCTTAAGACGACAGACACGGCTTACTCATATTATGTCGTTAAATTCTACGATGGGACTACTTCAAGCTCTGCAAGCGATTATATCGCAAACTCTGGGCTCCCATATAATTCAGCCTATCAGATTATTAATGCTGCTCTTGAAGATACGGGGGCGAAAGTAGTTGATACTGGAGAAATTACATGGCCTTTCCTTGTCAATTCAGTGCAAGAAGCTCAGGATTACGTTACTCAATGGATCGACCCACAGACCCAAGTCAAAAAGGATTGGAGTTGGGAATTTATTGACGATAATGCCTCGCTGGACTTCATTACTTATGAGAATAGATATGCGCTGTCGTCTCTGACGTATGAAATGAAATACGGGAAGACAAAGCAGAGTATTCTAAATGTTATCTCTGGCAAATATCCTACGAAATACGTCCCAATTGACGTGTTTGACCGTCACATGGATGGTAAGATCTACGCTCAAACCAGTGGATCTAATGCTGCTGGAGCTACGAGCTTGGTTTTAGATGAGGCTGGGATGTTTAGCACATCTGGTGGGTCTGTATATGTCTATGGGCAAACAATTACTTATACAGGAATCACGAGTAACACTTTGACTGGGGTGCCTGCTTCGGGAACGGGGTCTATTTCAACTACCATCCCAGCGGGGGCTACTTGCTGGCAAACAAGCTTCTTTGGGCGGCCTTCACTTTGGTCTATCTACAATGGATATATTGTTTTTGTAAATCCACCAGACAGTTCTTACTCTGGATGGCCGATTAAGGTCCGTTACATCAAAAAACTCACCAGAATTACTGAAATTTCAGACACTACAGAGATCCCATTCACTAATGTCCTTCAATACTACGTTTGCTACAAAATAGAAATGAAACGTGGCAACGATGGGAAGGCTGCACAGTTTAAATTACTTTGCGATCAAGGGATTCAGTCAAATGCTAAATCTGACAAGTCTTACACAACGGAAGTTTATGAATCTTATCGTTTTGACCGGGGGATTCTAGAAGATGGAAGGAACCAAAACTGGAATTCAGACGCTTATTACTATTAATCTATGGCTGATCTTAAAAAAGCTTATCTTTCAAACTGGATTAAGGGGGCAAACCAATCAGTAAGCCCACTTTTGATGGATGACGACTCGTTGAAAGTGCAAAATGGGATTGTAACGAGCTACAGGCTAGGGGCTATGCTGAAAGATACTGGATATTCTAGGCATGGCGGGGTAATCCAGGCTAGTAAATCTATTACAGGACTATTTGACTCAAGAGAAACGCCAAGCATTAAACGATTATTGGCAACGATTGACGATTCAACAAGTGACGACACTCAGCTTTTCTACGACAATGCGGGCACTTGGACTGAAATTGCGGCTGCAGAGACTGCTTGGGCTAATTTCGCAGGAATTAATGTAGAGATGGAGAACTTTATCGGGTTTACATTCTTTGTCGGCTACGGCGCTACAGATGGATTTCTTCCAGTGGGGAGTCTGACGAACACAACCTTCTCGACTTCTACAAATGTCACATCAATGCCAACGGCGAAGTATATTAAGAGGTACAGGGACCGCCTTTATGTGGCAAATTGCAAGGTAAGTGGCACAGCTTATCCTTATCGAGTTTACTTTTCCTCAGTCCCCTCCGCTGGGGCAATTACTTGGGATACTACTTTGGATTATATCGAAGTTGATTACTCCGAAGAGATCACGGGAATCGCCGCGGCATGGGATTATTTAGTAATCTTCACCACGGATTCGTTCTATTACTATAATCAAGCGTCTAAAAAGAAGCTCTGGTCTACTGGCTGTGTGGGGCAAAGGACAATCCAGCAAACGGATTCTTATCTTATCTGGTGCTCCCAGGATGGGGTCTATGTTTCTGCTAATTTGGGTAGGCCACAGAATATTTCTGGGAATGTAATTGACTTTATTCGTTCAGGTACGCCTTCCAACTTTAAATCTGCCTTGGTGGATGAGGAATATCATCTTTTCGTGGGGAACGTATCGGTAGACGGCGTAGGCTACACCAATGTGCTTTTGACATTCAACTTTCCGACTTCAAGCTGGAGATGGAGAGAGCTCGCCGATGAGATGACAATCTTAGCCAAGTACAATAGCTCTGGAGTCAATAGGCTTTATATGGGGGATACGGCAGGGCAAGTATGGAACAAGGGTAAATTCACGGACGCAACCTTGGTATGTTCTGACGGCAAAATCGATTCAACGGAGGGGGCGGCCATCTCGGTTAATATAGAAACTAAGCCTTATGCTTTTGGTGATCCATCTGTGCGAAAGAATATCAAGAAGGTAACAGTCTTCGCAGAGCGTGCTATCGGAGCCCAACTAAAGTTGAGAGCTTACGATACAAACACAAGGGCACTTTCTCCCTATCAATCGCTAGGCCAACTCACAAAGTACATCAATGTTTTCGATGGCTTAGACCTAGAGGCCAACCTGCTTCAATTTGGGATCACCGAGTCGTCTAAAAACGAATACTTCTCAATCCTTGGGATGGTTGTTGAATATGCAGAAGTAGCCATACCTAACACTAGCCGAAAATAATATGGGTTCGATCTCAGACCTTGGCTTCACTCTCAATCGAAAAGACATAGACATGTCCTATAATTCTGCCGTATCTGATCTAACTGGAGTAGTTGAAAATGACGTATCTGCTGAAGATGTAGACGTTGGCTCGTCTACTCCCGACAACTCGATCCCTAGCGACAAGGTCAGCGAATTGAATGTTGAGAAACTTACTACTGGGACGATCTATTCCAGGCAAATCACTTTAGGGATAACGAACGGTAGCGGAGATGTTTATATTGGAGCTGGAACCTTTACAGCCTCGACTTGGACGTGTGCTAATGGATTCTTGATGGGAATTGACGATAGTGACTCAAACAAGGTCAAGTTCTTTCTTGGAGATTCTACCAATTCGATTGACTGGAATGTAACGGCAGCCAATACGATGACAATCAAGGGGACGCTCGTAGCTGGTGAAATCCACATCCCAGATTTAAACACTACGGCAAACTCATTCCACGTTGAGAGTGATGGCTCTGGATGGATTGGTGCAACCTCTACAAACCGTGCCACAGCACCTATTCAATGGACTGCAGCAGGAGTTTGGGACGTTGGGAACGGGACTACTTACATGCGAATGGATGGACCCAATGGGATTTTTAAGTCCTCAAACTATGTAGCTGACTCAGCAGGGTTTCAGATAACTACTGGAGGTCTTGCTGAGTTTGAGAACATCAGAGCCAGAGGATCGTTGTACGGAACAACTTTCAAATATGACGTAGTTAGTGCCGTTGGCGGGCAACTTTTAGTGACCAATGCGGATAGCCTTTCCTCTGCCATGACAGCCTTGGACGCTTCCACGATGACGATCACTGGGAATACTACCTTTGCCGCAAACGATATGCTTTTTATCCGAGCCGTTACAGGGTCAGGGATACAAGAAGAATACCTGAGAGTAACAAGTGCGGCTTCAGCGCCAACTTACACCGTAACCAGAGATCTAGCGGCTACTTATTCGGCTGACAGTAACCCAGCATGGGGGGCGGGGACTGCTGTTGTGAAGATTGGAGAGTCAGACGGAGCGGCAACTTATTCAGGAGGGTGGCTTCGTTTACTTGGTGAGGGGACAAATGCACCTTACTACTCGGTCTTTTCCAGAACAGGAGTTGCTTACAACTCTTATTCTGAAAGAGCACGAATGGGGAACTTAAATGGGATTGGGAGCATTGTTGCAGAGGCTTATGGGATCTTTATCGGGAATTACTCTGCAGGTCAGTATCTTCAATACGACGATGTTTCAGGTAACTTGATTGTGAACGGATCTCAACTTTCTAATCAAGCGTTGTTTGGAGATGGTTCAGACGGAGACTCAACAATAAATTCAAACACGTCACTTACAAGTGATACTTTCTATGACGACTTAACGATCACAAACAGCTCTACACTGACTACAAATGGATATCGACTTTTTGTCCGTGGCACTTTAACTATTGATTCTGGCTCTAAAATCGCGCGGAATGGGAATGCAGGGTCAGATGGGACTGCTGGCGGAGATGGGTTTACGGATTCAGCGACGACAACTGCTGGTACAGCTGGAGGTCTTGGCGGGGCTGGAGGAGCGTTAAGCGATGGATCTCTCCCAGGAAGTCTTTCCGGTGTCGCTGGCCAAAATGGAACCGTCGGCGCTATTAGGTCTAACACAGGAGGTACTACCAGTGGAACAAATGGAGTGAACGGGACCGCTGGAACAAACCAGGCAAAATGTATCGTAGCTACTGCCAAAGCTGGGGTCCCTGGGGGCGGTGGTGGTACTGGCGCTGGAGCTGCACCAGCAGGAGGCAGTCCTGGAGGCGCAGGGACGAATTCCTCCCTTATCCTAAACGAGATTAGAACTTATGTATCAGCCTACCTTCTTTATGACCCACAGGACGGCACTTGGTACAATACTTCACCGGGGAACGGTGGTTCAGGGAGCGGCGGATCTGGAAGCGCAACAAACGACAATGGATCAGGCATAGAACGCGCTGCTGGCGGTGGAAGTGGTGGTAGTGGAGGCGGTGGGTCTTCTGGAGGTACAGTAGCTATTTTTGCTAGAATTATTGTCAATAACGGAACTATCGAGGCTAAGGGTGGCGCAGGTGGAGCAGGCGGCGCAGGCGGCGCGGGCTCTGTTTACCTTACGGGTAGTGGGGGGGCTGCTGCTGGCGGTGGAGGAGGTGGGGGAGGTGGAAGTGGAGGGAATGGTGGTGCTTTAGTTTTAGTTTATAGCTCTTATTCAGGTTCTGGTTCTACCTCAGTAGCAGGCGGAGCAGGTGGGGCTGGGGGTGCAAGAGGGGCCGATGCTTCCTCTGGGACCTCTAGCATCACGACTGCATCTACAGCTGGAACAACTGGATTCGACGGAACAACGGGAACATCCATAACTTTACAGGTATAATGTTTTACTATTACAACGATACAGGCGTAGTAAAGATGATCTCTCAAGAAGAAATTGAGACAGATTTAAACGTGATTGAACTCCCAGAGGAAGATCTAACGGGCAAACTAGCCCAAATCGTAGAAGGGGAACTTGTTCTAGAAGATAATCCAGCGCTTGTATCAGAAGCCAAAAAAGAAGCCCTAGAGTCACTTAAAACGGAATATTTAGCAAAAGCAGAGGCAGGGGCTATGACTCTTGAAGATATGAACGACTTCGTTAAAGCCTTTTTATAGTTTACAAAACTACTTCTCAAACCTAATATTAAATTATGGCAACTCCCAAAAAATCATCAGGCTCTAGCAAGAAGACATCTAAGAAAAGTTCTTCAAGCAGTAGTGTTAAAAACGGTAAGACAATTGGGAGTACAAGAACTGCTCCCAAGAAGACTGCTGAGTATAAGTCTAAGTATGCGAACAAGAACGTGAGCCCAAAAAATACCACATCAGGCAAATCGTCTCCCATTCAGGGCCGCCCGATGAGCAAGGATTATAAGTCTCACTCCGATTATGTTTCTGCTTTAAATAAATACTTGGGCCGCGGACAAACGGCACAGCAAACAACACCCGTAACTGAACAGACCGCTCAAACGGTTCAAACGCCTGATAACGTACAGGCTGGAATTGACCTATTGAATTCCGCTGACCTTTCTGCATCAACAAAGGCTTTCTACACTGACGTGTTCAATAATTGGGATCCGAATCTAGAATTGAGTCCTGAGAATATCATCAAGGCTTTTGAGAACATTAAGAAAACAAGCATAGATCCCCATCATCAGGATCTTGCGGATATCTATATAGCTCAGGTAGAAACTGCTTCAGAGGCAATGCAGGCTCAAAGAGCACTTGAAACGGAAAGCGAAGCTGTTAATGCAGCTCAGGATATTAAAAATACACAAGCTAATCTAGAGGCTTCAGGCATGACATTTTCTGGTGCGGGGGTAGAGCAATTGGGGACCGACTTAGCGGCTTCAGTCCCTTTTGGAGGCGCGAGTGTTGAAGGTCTAGTCCCACAAAGGAACAGGCTTATTTCTACCTCTTCAGAGGCAGCATACAAGCAGAACCTTAAGAATCTTGGGCTGGGTGTTGAGCAATACCTTGGATCAAAGAAAACGAAAGGTCTAGTGAGCGGATATAACACTCTTGGAGGAATTACTGGATCATTCGAGGAATCTAAGCAGGGGGATTATGGATCTGCTCTCAGCAATCTTATCAATCAACAAACTGCAAATGTCCAGCAAGGTTATAATTTAGACGTTTAACACTTTAATATGGCAATGACTCAAGAACAAAAAGATGCTTATATGGCTCAGCAAAGGGCCAGCTCAAACATGAGTGCTGCCGAACGCAAAGCAGCTTCTGAGGCTCAAGGATACGTAGGCGCTGGGGCTAGAACTGGCCTGATTGGAGCTGCTGGCACCACACCTGTACAAGTTCCTGTAGAAACGCCTTCGGTGCCTAGAAATCTAGATGCTGAAGCTGCAACGGTCAAACAGCTTGGAACTGTACCGCAAACCGAAGCTGAAAAGGCCGAGATGGTCTTGGCAACTTATGGAGATAATATTCCAACGGAGTTCCAGGATTTGATGGATCGTTACAATTCTTTACAGGGGACTACAAATCAGGCGGCATTTTCTCAATTTGGACAGGATCTAACGGCAGCAGGACAGGAAGCGGCAGCTTTTCAAGGTGCAGTAGATGAACAGGCTGGACAAATACCTGGCGAGCTCGGGATCTTACAGGAAGCACTTAGACTTAAATCAGGAGTTGGAAATCAACCTCTTGGTGAAAGTGACATATTTAAACAGGCAGGTGTCGGAGGATACGGAGCTCTCTCCTCTTCCTTGGCAGCTCATGGTGCTGAGATGGATTTCAAATACACGAGTTTTGCGAACATGGTGAATCAGGCGGCTAAGTTTCAATATGGCGAAAATGCTAAGTATGCAGCACAGGCTAAATCCGCGCTAGATCAGTTCGCTATTCTCCAGGATTCTTTCCGTTACGAACAAGGCCGTCTTGATGACATTGCTGCTAGAGCTGAGGCTGTACAAAATGAGCTTTATATTTATGGAGAGAAGTTAAAGATGGATGCCGCTTACGAGGACGCTAAGAATTCAAGTCAAAGTCTTGGCAATAGCACCGAGTTGACTACAGAACAGGCGCAGCAAATCTTCCAAATTCCTGGTCAAAGTCGATATCGTGAGGCGGGGGAGTGGGAATGTGGGGAAGGATACAATAGGATTACAGATGGTGAGAAAGTAGGGTCTGACTATTCGACAAAGATGTCGGCAGTTACAAAGCGAGATGCGCCGGAAGTTGGTAACGGTTTAGTGCTCCCATTAACAGCTAAAGGCCAAGGGCTTACCACTGGACATGTCGAGACGGTTATCTCTATTGATAATGGGCTTATCCAGACTGTTTCTTGGAATAGACGCGGAGATGGGCAGCAAACACTCGAAACTTATACTATAGAAGAGCTCAACGACCTATATGGTGAAAACTGGGGCTTTACGGATAGTAGACTTAAACCTGAATACCAACAATCACTCGCAGACATGTCTGGTGAAAGTACAGATAAATATTCTTATACATCTTTTTACCAACAAGCTATTGCGGATGGACAGTCCCCAGAAAGTGCAGCTGCATTCGCTGATAAACAATACGCTGCATCACAAAGCTTTTCTACCATTGACCAGGCTAATAAGTACTACCAGTATGCCAAGATGATCCCAGAGGAAATGACATATGCCAAGGTTACTGCAGACATGACTGATGCTGAGCTTGAAGCTTACGCGGAAAATAACGGGTACTTTGTTAAAAAGTTGCAACAATATGATCCTGACGACGTTTTAACTGCACAAATAGTTAACGAACTATTCACGACGCCAGAGGAAAGACAACTGTTCTTAGCTCAGGCTAGATGGGTAGGAGGTAAACTTCGTGGGGAGTCTGGAGCGGCTATTTCTATAGGTGAATATCTGAACGAAGGGCAGCAATTTTGGCCTCAGAAGGGTGATGATGCTGCAATGATCAAAGAAAAGGAAAAGGCTAGAGAAAATATCTTGGACAGTCTCTATAATATCAGTGGACTGCATGGGCAGAAATTGATCGACGAGATGATGTCTCAACAAGAAACTGAGCCTCAGGAGGAGGAAGACCCACTTGTCTCTGAATATAAATCTGCAGAGGTGGCGAATGACCCTGACTACGAAGAGGCAAAGAAGAGCTGGGATGGAGTACCTGCTGATGCCCCTTCAGACTGGGAAACTTACGTCAAAAATTTACAATCTAAACTAGGACAATAATATGGCACTTACCTCTCAAGACAAAGCATTCCTAGATAAGCAAAAGGCCAAAGGGCTTTCGTTTGATGAAGCGTGGGCCAATTTATCTTCGGTTAAAGAAAAGATGGGGCTTACTGGAGGATCTTTCATGACTCGCGCTGCTTCTGTAGCTGAAAATGCTCCAGGGGCTTCTATGGCGACTGTCGATAAAGGCACTAAAGTTAAAGAGAATTTTTCAGCAATAGGGAAAGAGGATGGTCAAGAAAACTTCAATCCAACTTTAGGGGAATCTGCTAAAGAGGTAGCCCTTAATGCGCTTGTACCCGGGGGCTCTATAGGGCTAGACCTTTTAAAGGGTGGGGTTAAAGGGGTAGCTTCGGCGGTGTCTGGAGCGTCAAGCTTAGGGGAAAAGATGATAAATACTGTCCTGCCTGATGCCTGGAATAGCGAAGGTGGCACATTATTTTCTGAAGGGAAAGGGCAAACCTCTGGGGAAATGGCTAAAGGGAGCGCACTTTTACAAACCGAGGGCACAACCGAGAAAGTCGGTAAGTTTATTGGGGAAAATGTTTTACCTGCTGTAGCGGGAGGCGTCGCTGGAGCAAGTGCTAAAGTTTTAGGGGGCGGCTCTAAAGTCGCTCAAGGATTGCTCGGGTTCCTGGGGAGTTCCGCAGGAGGAACCACAGGCTATACGGTAGGTGCTAAAGGAGATTTGCCAACGGCGAAAGAGCTTGCAGCGGGAGCAGTTATTGACGCCGCGACTCTTGGGGCCCTCAAATTCCTTCCGAAAGTGCTCTCTGGTGGCAAAGGAGCTCTCAGCAAAACTTATGACCTCGCCAAGAATAAGGGGCTTAGCCCTATGACCGTAGACGCAGTGGAATCTCTAGCCAAAAACACTAGCCCGCAAAATGCAAAGACTGTTTTTGATGGGCTTGTCGACCAGGAAGTCGCATACTTAAAAAATCCTATCAAAAACCCTTCGGCCTTGGCCACTACCGGTA